GTGCGCCGAATGCCGCTGACGCTGGAACAACCTGTGGGCGTCGCGCCGGAATGGGATGAGGACATCCTCAGCGCCCGATCCGCGCCCAAGCCGCAGTCCCAGCGGATTCGGCAATGGGCGCAACGGGCCTACAGGAACCGCAACGCCTACGGCGAGAAGACCGCCGCCAGGGTGACCGGCGTACTGGCGCGCGCCGAGAAGGACGTAAAGGCCGCGCTGCTCCACACCACCACACTGGGCGACATGCCGGAAGGAAGACTCGCCAACCAGCGGTCGCTCCGCCGGCTCCAGGGCGAGATCCGCACCATCGCCGCCCAGGTCCGTGACGAGCACCGGTTGATCCTAAAGCACGCCTCGACGGGCAGCTTCAAGCGCGGCATCGGCCACGGCATCGAGGAATTCGTGGCCGCACAGTTGCCGTTCTACAAAGACCTTGGGCCGAACGGCATCGACAAGATGTCCACGAACGTCTTCACCGTCATCGACACCTCGGCCCTCGACTTCATGACGCGCTTCAACATGCAACTGACCGGCGACGTGTCCCGCGAACTGGCCGATGGCTTGAACCGCGTCGTCCAGACCGGCATCGCCACAGGCATGTCGGTGAAGGACATCGTCAAAGAGATGGGGACCGTCGTCACGGACAAGGAGGCGTTCCGCCACGCTGGCAAGAAGGTCTTCGGCAAGGCGCAGACCCGCATGGAACTCATCGCGCGGACGGAAACCATGCGGGCCCACAGCCAGGGTCAGCGGAAGTTCTACTCTACGGTGGGCGTGCGCAAGCTCGAATGGATGACCATGGACGACGAGCGCATGTGCCCCGAGTGCGAGCCTCTCGACGGCAAGGTCTACCCCACCGGTAAGTTCCCGAACCAGCCCAAGCATCCGAACTGCCGCTGCGGACACACGGCCGTCGTGGACCTTCCCATCTGTGGCTCTCAGCCGCTCGTAAGCCACGCCGCGCCCGCACAGCAGAGCTGCATCCTGTCGCCGGACGACGTTGCGGCGGAGACGGCGAAGGTCACGGCGGACGAGCAATCGGTCAAGTACGCCGTCAAGAGCGGAAACTTCGACAACCTGACCGCCAAGCAGGCGCAGATGGCCGCGAAGCAGAATGGCGTGTCCGTCGCCCGCACCAAGGCCGACTTCATCAAGCTGCTTGACCAAGCCGAGCCGGGCGTGAGTCACTCCCACCTCGGAGGCCAGGCGCTCAAGCAGAAACTCTCCGAGTACAAGATCGGCGCGCTGCGCACCAAGCAGGAGTTGCTCGATCTGCTGAAGGCGAAACACGCGGCCGCGGCGCAGAAGCAGACCATCGACGCGGTTACGCCGCCAGGCGGCTATGGACAGTTCACGGTCAAGGAGTTGCAGCAGCAGGCCCTCAATGAGGGCGTCTCGATCCACATGACGAAGCAGGACGTCATCGACCATCTGGACCAGATCGAGCTCGGCGTCGACCACTCCCACCTGAGCGGCAAGTCCCTGGCCGCGGCGAAGCAGAAGTACGGCATCGGCGCGCTCAAGAACAAGCAGCAGTTGATCGACGCCCTCAACAAGCAGGCGGGACAAGCGGCCGCCGAGCAGGCGAAGAAACAGGCCGACCAGGCGGAACTCGCCGTCAAGATCGCCCACGCCAATGAACACCTCGAGGCCAAGACCGCCGCCGTCCAAGTGCCCGAGGATCCGGCGGATTACGACTCCTTCCTCGCGTCGGTGAAGTCGGCCGAGGACCAGATCGCCCAGTCGGGCATCGTGCCCCAGGATGCGGTGCAGTCCCACGCCTCGGCGCTCGCCGTCAAGAAGCAGGTATTCCATCAGCAGATCGCCTCGATGTCGAGCTCCGAGCTGAAGAAGCTCGCACAGAAGACCAAGGTCCACCACTACCAGTGGGCGGCCAAGGGCGATCTCGTTGCGCTCTTCACCGAGACCGACCCGGCCAAGGTTCAAAAGGCCAAGGACAAGATCGAGGCCAAGTGGGGCAAATGGGCCGAGAAGCACGGATCGAAGAAGGCCAAGAAGAAGCAACCCGCCGCGCCCAAGCCCGCGCCCGCGCCGGAGCCGCCGCAACCCGCCGCGACCGTCCAGCCCAAGAAAGGCTCGGAGTTCGTCGCCTCTGACGAGGCATGGAAGCAGAAGGGCCAGCCCAACAACTTCACCTTCCAGGGCAAGGCCGAGATCGAAGGCGCACACACCAAGTACTTTTACACCGACGAGAACGGCGAGAAGTGGCTGTTCAAGCCGGCGGAAGAGGAGTTCCGTGCGCACGGCGATGAGGCCGCCTACCGGATCGGGCGGCTCATCGATCCGGAAGCCATTGAGGTGCGCGTCGTCACGCTCGACGGCAAGGTCGGCTCCATCCAGAAGTGGCGCACGGGCCTGGCGGCCAAGAAGGACTTCGCCGGGGTCGATCCGGCGGATCTGACACCGTCCGACGTAGCGCAACTCCAGCGCGAGCACGTGGTCGACTGGCTCATCAGCAACCACGACGGCCACGGCAAGCAGTTCCTGCGCACTCGGGACGGGCGCGTTCACGGCATCGACAAGGGACAGCTGTTCAAGTTCCTGGGCGACGACCGGTTGAGCATCGACTATCACCCGAATCAGGCGCACGGCGAGAGCGAACCGTACTACAACACGGTCTTCCGCGCGGCGAAGCAGGGCAAGGTCAAGTTCGATCCTGCCGAGACGTTGCGGTACATCCGCGAGGTCGAGCGCATTTCGGATGACGACTACCGCGCGCTCCTGGCTCCGTATGCAGATCGCCGATTCGGCAGAAAGGCAGCTCAGAAGGAGGCGTTCTATCGCACGGCGCTGGAACGCAAGCAGCACATCCGGCGCGACTTTGAGCAGTTCTACGGCGGCGTCTTGGGACAGAAGGACTTCCGCTTCGAGGACGCGGGGCCCAAGGCGGGAGGCCAGCTGGGCAAGGCTGAGATCGAGATGCTCCAAGATGCCAAACGCGCCGGCTGGCAAGGCAAGGTGATCCCCTTTGACGTCGAGGACGTCGAGGACCAGAACGCCCTCGTCTTCACCGAGACGGTCGGCGGCAAGCGACGCACCGTGGTCCGCATGAAGATCAGGCCCGAGGCCGAGTCCAAGATGCTGAAGAACCTGGCGCTCACCTCCGACGACAGCCTGGTGACGCTCGTCGGCGACTCGCTGCCCGACGACAAGTACCACGACACGATCCTGGCGGGCATCAAGACCGTCAACAGCCATGTCGCCAAGGGCGACCTCGAGTACAACAAGCAGAAGCTGCAGGCGGTACGCGACATCCTCCCCGGCCTCGAGCGGCTGCGGAAGTCGAAGGACCGCGACGTGGCGGCCATGGCCGATCAGTACCTGGCCGACTGTCGCAAGGTGCTCGACGGCGCGACCGCGGATGCCAAGTACCAGGGGACGTTCGTGCAGTACAAGAAGCGGTTCGAGAGCAAGCCCGACCGCAAGAAGCCCGTCGAAGGCATCACCGCGCGCAAGACCAAGGTCCGCATGCCGCTGCGGCAGATACGCAACGGCGATGTCTCCGTGGTCGACGAGACGGCATCAACCAGCGACGTGTTCGGCCGCGCCATGAAGGACGGCGTCCAGTACGAGATCGACCTTGGCGACGGTATGCGCGCGAGCTACAGGCCCTGGGTCAACGGCAACTACTACGCGCACCAGGGGGAGTTCGAGATTCACCTGCCGGGAGACGCCGATCCGAAGCAGTTCGATCAGATGATGACGCGCCTCGACCGAATGGGCATTACGGCGACCATCGCCACGCCTCAGGACGCGGAGTTGATGTACCTCCAGAAGCAGGCATACGTCGTCAAGGCCGATACCACGGCCCCGTACAAGAAGACGCTTCGAGACCTCGACCGTCGCGGCGCGAGCAAGGAGGAGCGCATCGCGGCGTTGCGGGGGTTCTGGGAGAAGAAACTCGGTGTGCCGGACCTGACCAGGATGCCCGGCTACAACCCACTGGGCGAGTACCAGACGCAGTGGGACGATCCGAAGCGCCAGGCCGGCTATCGCCACCAGATGCGGTTCGACGTCTCGAACGAGGAACTGGACCGCCAACTGCCCGGATACGGCCTCTACCACCGGCTGACCGACGACGGCAGCCTGCCGACCTTCATGGACGAGATACTCGGAAGCAACGGTGCGATGGCGTCCACCGTCGAGAAGATGCGCATCGGCGTCAAGCCGGGCGGCATGTCGCCCCAGGAAGACATGAACACCGGCGGCGCGACATACTTCTTCACCCGCATTCGGAAGCTTCCCGGTCAACGCGGCGGATCCCGCGAGCCGGGCCTCTACTTCAAGAAGCGCATGCTCCGGCGCATGGACGCGATCACCTACACTGGCGACAAGTACGGTCGTGTCACGGGTGACACGGTCCACAAGAGCCGTCGCAGCGGCGTCGCGGACTGGAAGAAGATCGCCGAGCGCGGCGGGTCTGACGAGACGATTTTCAAGTATTCCGTGACACTTCTCGACAATATCGAGGTCGTCGCGGTACGTAATGCATCAGAGAGAACGAAGGTGATCGCCGCGTTCAAGAAGCGCGGGATCGCCCAGTTACCGGACGGACGCAAGATCGAGGAGTTGGTGGTCGCGCGATGAACTTGCAAGAGACGATTCAGGCCGAGAAGCAACGCGTCCAGGAGGCGCTGGACCGCGTCTGCGATCCGGGCGCAACGATGCAGATCACCTTCCCGGACGGAGGCTCGCTGCGCTTCGAGGTCGACGGCTTCGTGGTGCTGCGCGCGCTGCCCCATGTGGACTCCCAGGGCGAGGTGAAGCAGTGGCGGTACGACCTGCTCTTCAAGGAGGTCGGCTACGACCAGGGGATGCAGTACGCCCACATGATCGGCAAGGCCGGCATTGCACAGGACGAGAAGTCCTGGGCGATCATCAAGGACGAGCACGGGAACATGTACACGGTCAACGTGATCGAGCCGGACATCGATCCCGAAGTGAAGGCGGTGTTCGACCGCTGGCGCGTCCAGAAGGACGGCGAGCGGGAGAAGTTCGAGCGGATTGATCGGCAGCTGGTCGAGGAGTACACGCGCATGGCCGAGGGGGGAGACGAATGAAGTTCCACTATATGATCGAGTACAGGCTGGTCGGCGGCGAGTACCGGCCCATCGGGGTCTGGTGCCTCGGCGAAGGCTCCGGCCTCGACCTGGAGATCCGCATGCTGCCGGAGTACCCCGACGAGCAGGAGGAGGCCGACTGGATCATCAACCGGATCATCGAGAGCGGCGTGACGCACCTGGACCGGTCGCTCTTGGAATACCACCAGCAGACGATCTCGCCCTACGATGGCATGCGCTCGAAGATCGTCGAGACGGACGAGTACCCGAACCGCGACGCGCTGTTCGCCGACCTGCTCAAGCGGATACGGGAGGGGAAGATTCGATGAATACGGGCGAGAAACTCTTCCACTTCCTGGCGAAGCTCATTCTGGACAGGTTCTACGGATCGGTTACAATACGCTTCGAGCACGGGAAGGTGACGCACGTCGAGACGGAAACTCGACGAGTTTGGGAGTACAAGAACCTTCCGCCTGAGAGCGGGGCTCAAGAGTCCTGAGGAAGTAGCCATGGTATTTGAAGCACATCTCAGAGTCATAGGTGACGACGATAGTCGTGCTTGGCCCGTTGAGCATGTGAACGACTTGACCATCGAGCAAGTATCTCCTGGACTGCTGAAGGCAACGAGCAATGGGGAGTATGCTGACGGCGAGGACTTTCGTGCGCACGTTAAGAGCCTTTTGCCAGCATTGGCGAGTCGATGTGTGTGGACACGAATGGGGGCCCTCTCCTTCGACATCAATGACGTGAGAGAAACGAAGCCTGGTATCGTGACAATTCATGTCTCCGACACAATCGCCATCGGCGACGGGCGTGACCTAATTGGCCTCAAGCCTATGAAGCCAGACCAATGGGACATGGGTGCTGTCCGTGATGAGATCATCCGATCAGCGCTTGCAGACGGTGACCATGATATCGCGGCGGAACTTGAGGCGAATGCCACGCTGCTGCATTCCGTTGAGAGCTTCATACGAGCCATACTGCAGCCAGGGAACACGTTGGCTCACCTATACAAGGCGGTCGAGGTCGTTCAGCATCACGTTGGCGGCAGAAAGGAACTCTCGCAGATCGGTCTGTCGAAGAACTATGTAGACTTCATCATGTCAAGAGCCAATCGTTCCGAACTTGACCAACGACATGCACCAGTAGACGCCGGAACGGTTGAGGCGATCCCCGAAGAGGAAAGACTCGAGTGTATTGAGCGCGCAAGGGAGGTAGTCAGGAAGTTCGCTGATAGCCTGAAGTAGTTTCAGACGGCGTTGATGACTCAAGCCTGACGGGAAAGCCAGCAGGCGTTGAACGATCAAGCCCGGTGTCTTGGAGAGACAACCTCTCCGAGGCATCGGGCTTTTTCTTTTGGCGAGGACGAGACGGATGGAGACATTCGCAACCGACATCGAGAAGCTCGACTTCCTGCTGGAGGCCGACGCAGCCCTGGCCTTCTTGGGGCTGGAAGCCGAAGCCGCGGCCGCCGACGCGGAAGAGCGGCCGAAGTACGTGGCCACGTACATCGGCTCCAAGCAGAAACTCGTGGACTGGATTTGGCGCAACACCCCCGAGGGCGTCAAGAGCGCCTTCGACGCGTTCTGCGGGTCTGCGGTGGTCGGCTACATGTACAAGACCAAGGGCCTGCGCGTGGTCGCCAACGACCGGCTGCGCTTCGCCTACCACACGGCGCGCGCCATCATCGAAAACGACTCCACTCGGCTGACGGACGCCGAGATCGATGCCCTCGTCGCCGCCAACCCCAAGGCCGGCGACTTTGTGCAGCGGACGTTCAAGGGCATCTACTTCAGCCCCGGCGTGCATGGGATCATCGACCATATTCGCGCCAACATCGACGCACTAAGCGGCTACAAGAAGGACTTGGCCCTCTTCGCCCTGGGCAAGGCGTGCATCACGGGCGGCTTCGGCCACTTCTCGGCAACCACCGAGATGGCGCGGCGCAACTACACCCCCGACCAGTTCCGGGAGAAGGTCAAGGAGACCGCGCGGCGCGTCAACGCCCTGGTCTTCGACAACGGCCAGAAGTGCAAGGCGCTCCAGAAGGACATCCTGGAAGCCCTGCCCGAGGCCAAGGTGGACCTCGCCTACTTCGATCCGCCCTACGCCACGCACTTCTCCACCACCAATTACGAGAGGGCCTACCACTTCATCGAGGGGCTGATGACGTACTGGGACGGGCTGGAGATCGACACCGACAACAAGCTCCGCAACTTCAAGTCGACCCACAAGACCGTCACCAAGGCCAATGCCCACGACTTCTTCGACGGCTTCTTCGCCAAGGCCCGCCACATCCCGCACTGGCTCGTGTCCTACCGCGACCAGGCGTACCCGTCCGAGCCGGAGATGAAGAAGCTCTTGGCGACTCACGGGCGCGACTCCCGCGTGAAGTCCAAGGACCACGAGTACATGATGACCACGCGCCACGGCGACGCGTCGCACGGCAAGGAGAGGCTCTTCATCTGCCGCCGCGCGCAGGTGCAGCGGGCCGCGGCTGCCCTCGCTGGCGAGGCGCTCCACGCCGACGCCATGCAGGCCGAAGCCATCTGGGAGGAGACCCGGAGCGAAATCCGCTACCGCGTGCGCGACCCGAAGGATTTTCGCCCCGACACCTTCCGCCGGAAGGCGCTCGACGGCGTGGACGGCGTCTCCATCGTCGTCGCCAAGCTGAAGCCGGAGCACGTTCTCGAGGGCAACGATCCGGAGTCCATGGTCATCCAGGCGTACCGCTTTGCGCGGAAGACCAACGACACTCCCGAAGGCTGGACCCTGGATCGCGCCAAGGAGTGGATCGCCGAGAACGCCAAGGACGGAACGGCCCATTTGGAGGCGGCCGCCGCGGATGAGGCCGCGGATGCGGAAGGCGCCTTGCCCCAGGACGCCGAGGACGCACACTCCTCCTCGGATACCCTCGTCGCAGAGGGCGAAGAAACACACGATCTCCTGTCCCTGACCGGCGAGTTCGACCTGGACATCCTGGAAGCCATCGCCGCGCAGGAGCGCGTGCCGCGCGTTACCGGCTTCATGGGGTCCAAATACTTCATCCTGGGCTGGATCGACAAGCACGTGCCCAAGGACGCCAAGAGCCTGTTCGACGCCTTCGCCGGCGGCTGCAACGTGGCCTACTACTACAAGCGCAAGGGCCTGAAGGTCTATGCCAACGACCTGCTGAAGTTCCCGTACCACCTGGCCCGCGCCGTCATCGAGAACTCGAAGGAAACGCTCACTCCCGAGGACGTCGAGGCCCTCTTCGAGCCGAATGCCCAGGCTGGCAAGTTCTGCGTGGACAACTTCCACGGCTACTACTACACGCGGCCCATCCTCGCCTGGCTCGATAACACCTGGGCCAACATCCAGAAGTTGTCGGGCTACAAGAAGGACATTGCCCTGGCCGCCCTGGGCTGTACCTGCAAGGCCAAGGCGCGCTTCGGCCAGTTCTCGCGCAGCAAGAAAGGCATGCGGGGCCGGCTGAGCGACGACCACGAGCGCGCCCGCCACACACAACTGGGCAACATGCCGCTGTCGGAGTTCACGGAAACCTTCCGGCGCTATGTGAAGCAGCTCAACCGGCTCGTTTTCGACAACGGCCAGGAATGCCGCGTCTTCAACGCCGACGTGCTTGAGATCATTCCCAAGGTCAAGGCCGACGTCATCTACTGCGACCCACCGTATGTGACCGAGTTCGGCTCGAACGATTACGAGAGCGACCTCCACTTCGTCGAGGGCCTGATGACGATGTGGAAGGGCAAGACGCTCACCGACGACACCCGCCGCGCCTTCCAGTCCCGCACCCGTTACACCAAAGCGTCCATGAAGGAACTCTTCCAGAGCTTCATCGCCGCCGCGCGCAAGAACGCTTCCACGATCCTCATCAGCTACCGCGACAAGGCATTCCCGACCGAGGACGAGGTCAAGGGCATGCTCGCGCACGACTATGAGAAGGTGGGCGTGAGCGCCATCGACGTGCAGTACGGCATCGTACCCTACGAGGCCAAGCGCGGCGGTAAGTTCGCCAAGGAACTCCTGTTCGTGGCGACCGGGCCCAAGCGCATGGCCTCGGCGGCCAGCGAGAACGCTGGCGATCCCGGCTTCCATACAACCTTCCCGGTCGAGATCAGCTTTTCAGACGATGTCCGACCATCGGCCCAGGCGATCAATCTCAGCGACATGCCCTCGGGCGACAAGGAGTTCACGTTCGTGCTGTGCCACTCCGGCACGAATCGCAACGGCGACCACTTCACGCGCGAGGAACTGTCCAGCCGCCATCCCACGGCGGTCAACAAGAAGATCGACCTCAAGCACAGCCAGGATTTCCGGGACATCGTCGGCGGGATCGTAGCCAGTGACTTCGTGGACGACGACACCGGCGGCCGCGTCGAGTGCGTGGGCGAGTTGTACGTCGCCGACAACGAGAACGCCCGCCTGGCCTACAAGCTCATGCGCAAAGGGATCATCACGCAGGTCTCCATGGAGTGCGACTACGACGAGGGCGAATGCTCGGTCTGCTCCAAGCGCGTGAAGTCCAAGGCCGAGTACTGCGTTCACCTGAAGAAGTTCAAGGGCAAGGAGTTCCAGGGAAAGCCCGTGTGCGAGGTCCTGCACGGGATCACCTTCACGGGTTTGGGCCTCTTGGACCGGAAAGGAGCCGACGAGAATGCACGGATCAAGCAGGTAGCGGACCACCTTTCGGATGTTAGTAACCCCCAGGAAGGAGGAAGTGAATCCATGGCGGATGAGAAGAAGACGGACGAGCATCCCGTTGAGGATGCCGCGAAGAAGGACACGGGCGGCGGCGGAGAGCCGTCCAAGGACGCCCGGATCAAGGAGCTCGAGAGCGAGAACCAGAAGCTCAAGGCCCAGGTGGCCGAGCTCCAGAAGCAGCTCGAGGCGTTCCAGGCCAAGGAGGAGGCGTCCGCGCGTCGCGCCAAGGCGGAAAAGCTCCTGCAGAAGCTGGAGAAGGACGGCTTCGCTTTCGGCGATGAGGACGCCCGCGAGCAGGAACTGGAACGGCTGGCCGGCCTCTCGGACGAGGCCTTCGCCGCGACCCAGGCGGCCTACGAACGCGTGCCCAAACCGAAGGTCGAGGGCAAAGCCGACGAGGCCGAGGACAAGGCCGACGCCGGCAAGGGCTCCGACAAGAAGACGGACGCCGACAAACCGGCCCAGGAGAGCGACAAAACCGGGGCCAAGGCGTCCGACGACCGTCGGATGCGCACCGACGCGGGCGTGAAGCCCCTGGTCGTGGACGACAAGAAACTGTCCCTCGAGGACAAGCTCAAGACCGGGATGATGGCGGCCTACAAGGACCGCGTCGCCACCGAGGTCTGAAACCCCAGAAGGAGGTGTGAACCATGGCGTTTCTGAATGCGGACCATCCGGGCCTGGCCTACGGCGATGGCTACATGTCCGGGGCCGGCACGCTCGGCCAAATCGTGAAGGTCGCCGGCAACGACCAGTTCGCCGTCAACGACGACGCGACGGTGCGATCCTTCGGCATCCTGCGCAAGGACTATGCCGACGCCAAGATGCCCGGCATCTGGTGTCGCGGCGGCGTCTACACCACGGACGTGTTCGAGGGCACGGTCAACGCCGGCGACGAACTGAAGGCCTCGGCCAACGGCAAGCTCACCGCTGGCGTGGTCGCGGGCGACGAAGTCATCGCCGAGGCGATCAGCGTGGTCGGCGGCGTGCTCAAGTTCAAGCTGCTCATCTGAGCGCCCAACTGAGAAGGAGGACTGTGACACATGGAAGCTCCGACGATTGACGTTCACTCCCAGGAGTACATGGAGGCCATGGCCGCGCTCATGAGCGAGGCCGTCGAGTCTCCCGAGGGCCTGCGTGCCCTCGCCGCGGCCATCGGGCCGCCCATCGAGCAGGAGATCAAGCGCAAGGAGATCTCCTCGCTCCTGCTCACGAAGCACACGCTGCCCAAGGGCGAGCGCCCGCTGTACCAGAAGAAGCCGACGCTCAAGGCCTACTGGATCAGCGAGGACGGCGAGGCCCGCGAGCAGGAGGTCGGCAAGGACGAGGTGGAGTTCCCCACGAGCCGCGTGCATAGCGCGCCCATGGTGGACATCTCCGTCCTCAAGCACGGCAACATCGGCACGCTGGTGGACATCCAGAAGTCCGCAGCCGACGAGATCCGCAAGACCATCGACAGCCGGACGATCTCAGTGGTCTCCGCGGGCGTGCCCGCGGCCAACACGGTCGATGTCACCGGGTCCGTCCTCACGGACGACGGCCTCAACGAGGCCATCTCCATCCTCGAGGACATGGAACTGACGGTGAAGTGGATCGTCATGCGCGGTCGCCGGTTCAACGACATCCGCGACTGGGACCTCGATCCTCAAACCAAGGCCGAGTTGCGCCAGAAAGGCGTCATCAAGAACTACGGCACCGGCGGCATCCTGCTCACGTCGGCCATGCCCCTCGATGAAGTGCTGGTCCTGCCCGACGAAGAGGTCGGCAAGATGCCGGTGCGCGAGGCGGTCAAGACCGAGAGCGTGGACCGCAAGACGAAGTTCAAGACCGGATGGCTCATCTGGAGCGAACTGGGCATGGGCGTCACGCGCCCGGACATCTGCGCCAAGGTCAAGATCCTCGGCTGATCCGAAAGGAGAGAAAACCCATGAAGATTCGCAGCAGACGACCGGGCCCGCTGGTGATCGCCGACGCGAGACTCCGGTTGGCCCCCGGCGAGGTGGTTGAAGCGCCGAAGAGCACGCCGCAGTTGGAAGCGGCCCTGAAGCGCGGCTTCGTCGAGAAGGTACAGGAGGATACGCCGGTCGGAGCGCCGGAGCCCGTGGCGCCCCCGCCGAGCGTGCCCGCCGACTACGAACGGCTCTCCGCGGGTGAGGCCATCGAATACATCGACGACGAGGACGATCCGGAGAAGCTCCAGGGCATCCTCCGCGCCGAGAAGCGCAAGACCGTGCTCGACGCACTGCGCAAGAAGCTCAAGGAGGTGAGCGCCGGTGCTGCTGACTGACTTGTTGCAGAAGCTCCGCGTCGACGTGGGAGACCCGGACGGGACGGTGTTCTCGGACGACGAGTGCAAACGCGCGCTCGGTCGTGCCGTGACGCGCGTCAACATGGACCTTTCCATGGACTATGCGCTCGGCGACACCGAACTGACGCCCGACCTCACGGACGGCCACCTGGAGCTTCTGCTGCTCGCGGCGCACGCCTTCTTGGCCGGGATGCGCAGAAGCACTTCGGCCACGACCGGGATGATGTTCCAGTCGGGCGACAAGAAGGTGGACAAGAGCAAGCGGTTCGCCTCGTGGGCCAGCATGTGCGATTCGCTCTGGAGCCAGTATCGGCGTCTCGTGGCTGGCCTGACCGGAACGTTTCCGGATGACGACATCCTGACCGCGCCGGACCTGAACCCGGTGATTTACGAACGGGCCAGTGAAGTCGAGGAGTGAGCAATGGCGATTCTGACCGACGCTGAGAAGGCGGCTGCCGTAGCCGACGTGCGGGAGATGATTCTCGCCGCCGGCCAGCGGGGACAGCGACTCACCCCGCCGACGTCGGGAGAGCGGCTCTACGGGTCGGACGAACAGGAGTACGAGGACGCAAGCGAGATCGTGTTCGAGTTCGTGCCCAAGCCCGCTGAGACGCTCAAGAAGCTCGGCGCGGACGCGGTCGTCTCGATGCTGCCGGAGCAGGCCATCGAGGTGAACGACCGGCTCCGGTTTGAAGGCGACGGCGCGCTCCATCTGGGCACGAATGTGTTTCGGGTCGTCACGGTGGTCGAGGAACGGCTCTTCGGCGTGGTGACCCACAAGTCGGTTCATCTGGTGAAACATCATGGCGGTTAGACGATTCGGGCAGTGGAACAAGGCGAAGCGGATGCTCGGAACCAACCTCGGATCGAGGATGGCCCGGGCGCTACGCCAGGCCACGGTCAAGAACGCCATGCTCCTGGTTCGAGAGATCAAGAAAGGGATCGTGTCCCAGGCCCCCGGCGATCAGCCGTTCGTGAAGCTGGCCGAGAGCACGATCCGGAAGAAGGGGTCGTCCAAGGCGCTGATCGATACGGGCTTTCTCGTGGCCTCGATCACCCAACTGATCCTGGGCGACCGGGCCTTCGTGGGACTGCTGCGCGGGACGCGGAACAAGGACGGTGACGAGATGGTGAACCTCGGAGCCATCATGGAGTACGGCGCGACGATGAACCACCCCAACGGCGCGGTGATCGTCATTCCGGCGCGGCCGTTCCTGCATCCGGTGATGGAGAAGTATCGCGACCAGGTCGTCGAAAACTACCGGGAGGCGATTCGCAGTGTACTCGGTTAGGGACGTGGTGGAGACATTCATCCGGCTGGTCAAGGCCGAGGTCCTCCAGGACGCGGTCCTGGTGCCTCCGGACGACGCCTACGAGGTCCAGCGCACGCCGAGCCTGGTGATTCAAGGCCCGCACCTCGTCGAGAACAAGGCCCGGCGCACCATGGCCCGGCAGGTGGTCAAGGACACGGACTCGCTCACGTTCGAGGAACGGGAGTATCCGCGTTTCTACCACCTGGACTTCGACGTGATTGCTACGACCGACAAAGAAGCGGAACTGATCGACCTCGTGGCCGGCGTGGTGGTGTTCTTCGCGTTCCAGCGGGAGTTGATAATCCCGCCCGACGGCGACCGGCTGCCGATCACGGAACTCGTCCCCATCGGCGGCCTGAACCGCGTGAACCTGTCGAATCTGAAGCAGTCGTCGGGCCGCTACCGCATCGAGGACTGCGCGGTGTACGGCGGCGAGGTCACCGAAGGCAAGCTGATCCTCGACCGCATTTTCGATTACGCGGGATCGACGTTCGCCGAGTCGCGGACGCACGAGCCGCCGAACACATAGGAGGACGGACGGATGATTGAGATCCGAAACCTGAAGTTCCAGCCCCTGACGCTGCACCTGGCGAACTCCAAGCGCACGGTGCATCTGGCGTCGCGGGGCAGAGCGGAGATCGACGACAAGGACGTGTCCGTCGAAATCCGCAACGCGGCGCAGAAGCGATTTCTGACGCTGCGCGAGGTCAAGAAACACAGGCCGGCGAAAACGGTCTCGCCGCCGAAACCCGACGCGCCTGCGCAGCCGCCCAAGGCAACAGCTCCGGGCAAAGGCACGTCCGACGGCAAAGACAAAAAGGAAAGGGGGTAACGCGATATGAGTCCTTATCTTTCCCCAGGTCTCTACGTGAGGGAGACGGACTTCTCCTTCTACGTCAAGCAGATCTCCACTTCGGCCGCCGGGTTCGTCGGCGTCGCGGAGAGAGGCCCGATCAACAAGGTCCAGTTGGTGACTAGCTGGGAGCAGTTCGCGAGAAAGTACGGGTCGTACATCGCCGACGGCTACCTGGCTTACGCGGCGCGGGCGTTCTTCGACAACGGCGGCAACATCCTCTACGTGAACCGGATCGCCCACTACACGGACATCACCGACAAGGCGACGCTGTCCGCCGTGAAGGCCGCGCGCACGCTGAAGGACCGCTCCGGCGTCAAGGCGTCGAAGACCACGGGCGCGCCGGGTACGGATGAGATCACCTGGGCGGCGATGGAGTCCGGTGTCGCCGGCAACGCCATCACCGTGACCATTGTGGTCGCCGGCAACAGCACGCCGCTCTCGGTCGCGGTCGCTGGGACGGACATTACGGTCAACGCGGCCACGGATGCTGGCGGCCTTGGCATCTCGACCGCCGACGAGATCGTGGACGCTGTCAATGCAGATACCGATGCGTCGGCCTTGCTGCTGGCCTCCACCTCGGATTCCGGCGTCGCTTCCGCCGTGGCCCAGACGAGCCTGGAAGGCGGCGTCGACGCGCAGGATACCCTCGATATCAGCGCGATCAACGAGGGAACTTGGGGCGACGGGCTGACCGCGGCCGTCGCCGACGGCACGCTCAATCCTTTGACCGAGTTCAATCTGACGGTCAAGGACAACGGCCAGGTGGTCGAGATCTTCCGCGACTTGTCCATGGACGAGTCCTTGCCCAACTTCATTGAGCTGAAGGTCAACGAGAAGTCGGAGTACGTCACCGTGGCGGCCGCCGGCTCGACCACGCCCGCTCCGGGCGACCGGCCCGAACTGGGTGAGTTCGGATTGTCGGGAGGCGACGACGGACTGACCGGCCTGGCGGATGCCGACTACTCCGGCGACGCATCGAACCACACCGGCCTCTATGCCTTCGACGAGATCGACGCGGTGAATATGCTGTCCGTGCCGGGCGTGACCAGCGCCGCGGTGATCCACGCCGGTATCGCCTACTGCGAAGGCAGGCAGGACTGCATGCTGGTCGGCGAGTGCCCGATCTCCCTCGATCCGCTGGAGGCTGTGGACTTCCGCAAGGGCCAAGGGAGTTACACCCACGCGGCCTTTAACTCAAGCTACGCGGCGCTCTACTACCCCTGGCTGGAGATCTCCGACCCACTCACGTCGCAGCGCAAGCTCGTGCCGCCCTCGGGCGCGGTGTGCGGCTGCTACGCGCGCAGCGACCAGAAGACGCAGGTCTGGTACGCGCCGGCGGGCATTGACCGCGGACGGGTGTTCAACGTCCTCGGCCTGGGCTACAAGACCTCGCGCGCCGAGCGCGACGTGCTCTACCCCGAGGGCATCAACGTCATCGCCAGCTTCCCGGATTCGGGCGTCAACGTCTGGGGCCAAAAGACGCTTCAGTCCCAGCCTTCAGCCCTGGACCGAGTCAACGTGCGCCGGCTGATGATGCACATCGAGGAGGCCGTGGCCGAGAGCAGCCGGTTCGTGGTGTTCGAGCCGAACAACCCACAGACCTGGCGCGCGCTCGCACGGCTCATCAACCCGTTCCTCCAGACCATCAAGGAGAACGGCGGTCTGTACGAGTACGCCGTCCAGTGTGACGAGGAAACCAGCACACCGGCGCACATAGACCGGAACGAACTGGTCTGCCGCGTCTTCGTGAAGCCCGTGAAGACGGCGGAGTTCGTGGAACTGAACTTCATCCTCGTGTCAACGGGCGGCAGCTTTACCGAAATCCTGAGCGCCTGAAGGAGGTGATGAACGATGCGTAGCGGCAACATGCCCAAGAGTCTGTACCAGAACTGGCAGTTCGCCATCGAGGTGAACGGGTTCGACGTCGCTCTGTTCCGCAAGGGAACGGAGCCGAAGACGGAGTTCGAGGAGGTCGCGTTTGCGCCTGCCGGGTCCATGTTCGATCAGAAGGTCGCCGGGCGGGTGAAGTTCGACGACATCAACCTCGAGAAAGGCATCCTGCAGGACGGCTCCGACGCGGCCGCCCTCGACTGGATCAAACAGGAGGTGGACGTCAACGCCGTGACCGGCCAACTCCCCGACGAATACATGCGCGACATCGATATAGTGCGTTACGACCGCGCCGGCCAGGAAACCCGGCGGTGGACATTGCACGGTGCGTGGGTTAAAGTCTTGGAGTACGACGACCTGGAGGGTGGAAACACGGATAATTCCATCGAGAAGCTGTCGATCTGCTACCAGTATTGGACATAACTGCATGCCCTATTCACAAGTCGTGACTAACCTTGTCAGCGCAGTCCTCGCGGCGTTCGTCATGTGGTGCGCTGCCCGACTCTACAGGCTGTGGGAGCGGAGGCGTGATTCTGGCAAGGTGCGCGACTGGCTGCGGTCGAATACCAGAGATGAGTCTGGCGACACGCATCGCTCAACGCTCGAGATTTCGACGGGAACCCGACTGCCGGAAGTCCGAGTGCTTCAGGCCTGCTTAGGCGATCCACAGATACTCCGATCCCAAACGCAGCCGAACCTGTGGAGCATTTGGCGGAAAGAGCCGCCGAGCGTCTACGAGAAACGCGGGCTGATCACGATCTAGCTGACGGGAGCTTCGCACATAGATGCGCAAGGCAGGCATCAAACAGGTAAGGAAGTGGCTCTCCGAAGTCCGAGGCTGGCTTGAGCCTCCGGGCTGTGAAACGATCCACATGGAGTCTCCAGTGCATCCCAGAAAGATGTGCTGCACCGTTGGCATCGTTCATGAGCATCGGTTCGCCTTCTTCTACTGGGCGCTGTTTGCACACGACCGGTATTCACGGAAGTCCGGCTACGACTTCGATCCTCCTGTTTTGGTGACGGTGGACTACCATGACGATATTGGCGGGGATTGCGACTTCATTGCCGATGATCTCAAGTCGCTTGATCTGACCGACAGAAGCGAACTTGGTCTCTTCTGCTGGTGCAGATTACGCAGGCTCAATGACGGTCACGTTGCGCCAGCCCTCTATCTGAATATGTTCAGCGACGTCTATGTTCTCCTGAAACAGAACCGAGAAGGTAGACGCATGTATCCTGAGCAGGCGACACGCACACAGCGAGATCGTAGAGGCCGGGATCACACGATTCGCTATTTCGACCGACCAGTCGATCTAGTGCGCGCGCTGGAAGCAGACGACAGACACGTGTACCTCGACATCGATCTGGACTACTTTACACGCGAAGACGAGGAGGGCGGTGGCAAGCTCGGAGATGAGCGCTTGGTCAGCAGGCGCAGCATCAAGAGGCTTCTTTCGTTTGACGGCCGCTTTATCTCGTGCGTCTTCCCGCGTCTGGTTGGATTCACAATTGCTCTGGAGCCGCAGTATTGTGGCGGTCTGGCTCAATCGCTCGAAATCCTCGATATTCTGAATGAGGAGTTGTTTGGGCGAACCCTATGCACCGATGACTGTAGGTGGAAGGACTACCGCGTAATGCACTAGCCGGTTCAGGAATGAACCCAAGGTGCCTTCATCGTAGTTGACTTCCGCAAGGCATTGACGACTCAAGTCCGCTGAGACACGTCAGCGGATGTTGAAGGATCAAGCCCGTTGAGACGAGAGACATCCTCTCGTTTCAGCGGGCTTTTTGTTTGCACAGAAAGGAGACGCGGAAATGCACACGTTCACATTGCCGTCCGGGCCGGAGGTCGACCTCGTCGAGATGACCGGCGTCGAGGAGGACCTGCTTACCAACCAGCGGCTCATCAAGACCGGCGAGGCCATCAACCAAGTCCTCGCCAACTGCATCAAGCGCGTGGGCGACAACGACTCGCCGGCCATGAAGGACGTCCTGGACATGCTGTCCGGCGACCGGCTCTTCGCGCTGGTGCGCCTGCGGCAGGTGTCGCTCGGCGACGAGGTGGAGCTTGAGCTCGCCTGCCCGAACATCGCCTGCGGCGAGCGCACCTACGTCACGATCAACCTGGAAGACCTCGAAGTGACGCCCTACGGCGAGGAGCGTGAATTCGGCTTCACACTCCTGGGGTCGGGCAAGGTGGTCAAGTTCGGCTACCTGGACGGACACAAGGAGAAACGGTTGGCCGCGATGAAGCAGCCGTCTCTCACCACGGCCATGATGATCCGCATCCTCAGCATCGATGCCCAGCCGCCGTCCAAGAAGCACCTCAACGAGATGTCCATACGTGACCGCTCGGCCCTGCGCGAGGAGATGACGCGCGTGGACGGCGGCATCGACACGGCGGTGGACGCCTCCTGCGATACCTGCGGGGCGCGCATCCGCACGCGCCTGGAGGCTGAGCCGGCTTTTTTGTTCCCGTCGGTAGCCTCCTGAGGGACGTCTTCTTCCTGGCCTACGGCGGCATGCACTGGAGCTACCGGGACGTGCTGAGCATGCCGATCCGCCGGCGGCTGGAGTTCGCCGAGGCCCTGGAGCAGCAGTTGGAGTTTGAGAAGCGCGAGATGGAGAAGCATTCACGATGATGAACGAGTTGGGCATGGGCGTGGTCGTGAGCATGAAGGACATGTTCACGCGCAACGCCCATCGTATCCAAGGCAGCATGATGAGCCTCGACGCCACGGTCGCGGCCTCGGCGGGGAGCATGCAGCGCAACATGCAGCTCATCCAGCGGGGCACGATGATGATGGGCGC